ACCCCCGGCTTTTATGCCCGCAGCATGAACACCGTCAACCGCGGTGGAATCGTGCAGTGCCGTCCAGGCTATCCGTGCAAGTTCGTGATGCCCCCGGGGAACCTACAGGGCGGTTTCGTCTTCCGGCCCAAGGTCGGCATCGAATCGATTCTGTTTGCCGTGGACGGGAACGTGTATCTGTCGGAGTATCCTTACAAAACTTACCGTCAGCTCGCGATTCAATTCTCTTCGACCGCGCGCCAACTTTTCTTTGTCCAGGCCGAGCAAGCGGTCACCCGCAACGACGACAATTCCCTTCGGCTGGTGCCCCCGGTCAATCTGGTCATCATCCAAGATGGCGGGCTGACGGCGCCGGCCGTGTTCGACGGCTTCAATGCAGAACACGACGCGAACATCAAGCTCGGCGGGCCAATGGCGTGGAGTGGCGACCGACTGTGGGTCGCGCAGGGGGCAAAACTTTTCGCGTCTGACATCTATGACCCGCGGCACTTCATCGAACCCCAATACTTCGCGACCATCGAAGCTTTTACGCTTCCTGGAGAAATTACGGCGCTGGCGGAACCGACGGCGAACGCGGAACTGGCTTCACTGTTTGTTTTCACCCAAGATTCCACGACTCTAATTCAGTCCGGAATTCGGGACCGCACTCTCTGGGCCACCACGCCCAATTTTCAGTTTGTTCAGTTCCCCGAAGTCGGGTGCGTCTCGCCGCGCTCGATTGCGTTGCTCCACGGATTGCTGTGGTGGTATTCCGCGCAGGGTCTGACGAATGTCAACGCGGCCATGCTGACCCGCCAAACGTCGGTCACTCCTTACGAGGATAACGAGATGGCGGAAAGCAAGTCTCGCCTGGGAGAAGACCTGAACGGCGTGGCCAGTGGATTTTTCGAAAACTATCTTCTGGTGTCGGTCCCTTACTGCGACCGCTACAACACCCATACGTGGTGTCTGGACGGCGCGACATTCCAGCGCAAGGAACAGAAATCCCCCTTCGCGTGGAATTCTTTCTGGACCGGCACGCGCCCGGTGGAATGGTTCTACGGACTGTTCGCCGGCTCGAACCGAATCTTTTACGCGAGTGCAGATTTTGACGGACAAAACCGTCTGTGGGAAGCTTTTTCGTCGGACCGTCTGGATGACGGCTGCCCGATTACTTGGTATGTCGAGACTCGTGCGTATAGCGCGAACGTCCCGCTCAAGGATAAGAAAATGCTGTATGCGGACCTATACCTGTCAGAGTTGGCGGGAACCGTTGACCTCGGGGTCTTCTGGGCCGGTCCGCACCGGGGCCGATATAAACGAATCCTTACGAAACGAATCGAAGCGCCCCGCGGCTCGTTTCGCGTTGGTCACGACATCACGAGTGACCAAAAAATCTTCGCTTTCAAAAAGCAAGTGCGCGCGCTGCGAACCCAGGATGGACGGATGCTCGCCTCGTCGGAGGACTTGTCCTCGTGCGACATTGAAAGCTTCAAGCTGGAATTCCTGGATGAATCTTTTCAACTTCTCATTGTTGGCTCTGGTCCTGGTGCTGTTCGTGGAGTTCGCGTATACCTGGAACCCGCGCCGGGGACGCCGGGCTCGGTTAGCCCGAATAAAGAACTTTCGGGGCGCTGTGAGGAAAGCGAAGGACCCGAACAAAACTTTGTGCGATTTGACGGAGCCGCCTCGGATTCGGTCGAAGAACTGAACGGAAACCTTCTGTTGTTTACAAGCAACCAGACGGTGACTCTTTCCGAGCAGGGCATCACGGAAGTAGGCACCGGCTATGGCGAGTCCGTGATTAGCCAGGACGACGCGGACAAAATCGCGACCACGACCGCGCGTCGAAAAGCTGCGCGGAAACTGGAAGAAGCCTTGCCAATCTTAATTTCGACGGGACTCGGGCTATGATGCAGTATGATGCATTGCGTGCGATTACGCGCCGGCAATTGAGAATCAATTACCGGTCTCCGCTCATTTGCCAGCTCGGCCCCGAGGAAAGCGGCAGCGGGTCCGGTAGTGACGTGTCTGGGTTCATCCCGGTCAACGCGCCGGCAGGACCAGCGAATTTGCAATCGAGTGTGAGTGATTGTCCGAGAGTAGTGACGTTGACCTGGGATGCCGTAACGGGCGCGCTGGGATACAATGTTCTGCGCGCGGACGACCCGGTTGGTCCGTTTATCTACCGGCAGTCGGTGGATGGCCTGACGTTCTCTGAAGACGTGGAGGACGCCGGAACTTTTTACTATCAAGTGGTGGCATTCGGCGAGTTTGGACAGTCGAATCCCTCGGAAACTTTGGCAGTCGTAGTGCTGCCGTGCGAATAATATGGCTAACCCGAACAACAACGGCAACAACGGCGGCAACGGTGGCGGGGTTCCCGCGCCCGCTCCGCGCCGAAAACCGACGCCGGCGGAAACCCGCCAAGGGCTGGATAAGCTGACCGACGCGTTTAAGAGCGACTTTCACAAGCGCGACGGTTCCTTGTTCGTGGTCACCACGGACGAATCACTGAAGCTGTTCGGAGAAATGGTGGACAATGGAGACGCAGACGCGCTGGCCCTGTATCTGGAAAATCCTGTTCAGCTTTTGCTGGCGATGATTTTTGCTTTGCAGGAACGTGTTGCTGACCTGGAACGTCGAGGACCCTAATTATGCCGCTTCAGAAAACCAATTTAGTTATCGTCGCGACGCAGTTGCCGCCTGACTTCGAAGGCACCCCGCAGGAATACTTCGCGGCCATCCTCGAACGGATGGACATCCAGTCCCCCGTCGGCACTAATTTTTTCGTCATCGGCGATGTCGAGCCTGCGAGCAACTCTGGCCCGTGGTTCAAAAACGGGACCAAGCTATATGTGTTCGACATCAACACGGGGCACTACATCCCGTTGGACATCTCGGACTCGCTGTCCCAATTCGCTTTCATCGGGCCGAATGACCCCGGCACGCCGGAGTCGTCGGACCCGCTCATCTGGTTCCGCTCCGTTGGCAACCGGCCCCTGGGCTGGTATGGCTGGGACGGGAATTCTTGGGAGGCGGCTCCGGGGGGTCCGAACAGCGGCCACACCGCGAACCGCCCGACGAACCCGGCGGACTTGGAGCAGTATTTTGACACGGACATCAATGTCCTGATTCACTGGGAACGCAGCGCGTGGCGCACAGTCTCTGGCTCCCCCGGCGATGTAAAAGCGGTCACGGCGGATAACTTGACGGTTGCGTTGACTGCGAGCCCCGGGTGGTCGCTTCTGTTTGAGAATGACGAGAGCAAGCGCGGTCGAACCCTGGCCCAGGCTGCTAAGGACGCCGGCAGCTCGCCGGCGAATGCGGTATCCACCCCCGCGGGTGTGACGCAGCGCGCGGCGAACGAAGTGTTCGGTGAGGAACTACACGTTCTAGGGTCGCTGGAAATCCAGCAGCACTCGCACCTAATCGGTCATGCGACTCTATTGAACAGTGTGAACGCGAACGTGGTATTGTTCCGCGTTGAAGACGCCGATACGGAGATTTTGAACGCCGGGATTCCGGCGCCGACGCCGCCGAACTCGCAAACTGTCCGTGCGACGCACTCGAACCCGAACGGGGGTCAATCAGGCGTGAGTTTGGGCTCGACGGGAACGCAGTTGGTGACGAGCAAGCAGTTCACTATCGAGGACGCGCCCAGTTACACGACGGCGGCGGTGGGTCACAATACGGTTCAGCCTACGGTATTTTTATGGCACCTTGTCAAGAACTAGACTTGGTAGAAATTCGTTCGCACGAATTGACGCGCCTGCATACGTTGCTCGCGCGATATTTCAAAGACGTGAAATATCCCGGGCAGTTCAGCATGGCGACCTTTCAGAAGGTCTGGGAGCCGCTGCTCGCCAGCGGAGCAGCGACGATTCAAGTGGCGACGTATAGCGGGTGCGCCGTCGGGGTAGTTGGCACGACGCATCTGCGGGATATGTTCAACGGCGAGATGACCGCAACGATAATTCTTTTGTGGGTGGACCCTGAGGTCCGAGGGCAGGGAATTGGGGCGGCTTTGCTGGACCACGCTGAAAACGAAGCACGGCTGCGCGGCTGTTCGAGCGTGGCGCATGGGCACATGTTTACCGTTCAAAAGGATGGGGGCCAGGAATTGTTCGAGAAGCGCGGGTATTCCGCCATCGAACTTCACTTTCGAAAAAATTTATAACTTATGGGAAGCTCTATTGGAACAGTTCTTGGCGGCGGCGCCTCGCTTGCCGAATACTTTACGGACTCGGCGGCGATGCGCAAGGCTTACAACGAACAGAAGCGGGGGCTTGCGCAACAGCGCGCCGCGCTAAAGGAAGACTATAATCTTGACCGAGTCTCGAACCTCGTCCAGCAATACGACAAGGGGTATCTGGACCGAAAGGTTGAGCTTCAGAAGGAATACGAACCCGAGCTGTATGCCGCCGGTCAAAAGGCCCGTGCGGATTTGCTGGCCCAGGCGAGCCAGCCGACTTCGGCGCTGGAGTCCACCCGGACCGCGAAGCAGCTTTTTGCAGAAAATATCGACCAAGACCCGGCGCTGAAGAAGCTGAAGGACACGGTCGTTCAGAAAGCAAACGATTTGCTCGCCCTGGGCGGAAGTCTGCCGCCGGAGTATCAGGCGGAACTTGTGCGCGCTGGCGTCGGGCAGGCCGCACAGGCGGGCATCAAGCCTCAGGCATCCTCGGTGGGCGGGGTAATCTCGAACGTGCTGGGAAGCGCTGGCGAGAAGCTGCGGCAATCCCGAAACCTGGAAGCGTCGCAACTCGCGGGCACCGCGCAGTCTATCACCGAGTCGCGAGCAAAAATTCTTGGGTCAATTTTTCCGTCGATTCAGGCAAGCGAACAGGCCAATGCGGCGCGGGCTGCTGGGCTTTTGGGAATAACCAACGCGATGATGCCGAATGCCGGCACCGGCTTGACCGGGCGCGAGGCCATCAACTTGGATTTTGCTGGGCGCGAAGCGCAGCGAAATATCGGAATGTCGCTTCACAACCTGAAAGCGCAGCGGGCGCTGGAGCAGGCGCGAATCCTGGACAACACGCTGGACAAGCAGGCCGGTGGAATGGGCGGCAGCGCTCCAGGTTCCTACGGCAGCGGCAACCAGAATACAGGTGGCGGTGGAGGTGGCGGTGGGGGTGGCATGGATATGGGCAGCATCATGGGAATCGCCGGCATGTTTTCCGACAAGAATTCGAAAGAGAACATCAAGACGGCCAACCACGAGGAAATCCTTGACAAGGTTTCCCGTCTACCGGTGTCGAATTGGGAATACAAAAAGGATGTTGAAGGCGTGCCGCAGGGCAAGCATACTGGCCCGATGGCCCAGGACTGGGACGTGCTTTTCGGTTCTGGCACGGGCGACGCAAAGTCGATTCCGATTGTCGATGCAATCGGCGTAACGTTGGCCAGTGTGAAAGCATTGGTTAAGCAAGTCAAACAAATGAAGGCAGCGAGGGCGTAATATGGCTTTGGAAGTTCCTTTGGTTCCGATTAACTCTGACGCAAAAGTTTTTGCGGCGTCGGACGCTTTGCAACAAGCGATTAACAACCTTCGGTTTGCGCAGCCCGCGGGAGCCGGCGGGGCGGGGCAAACCAAAGCATTGAGCGACGCGCAGAAAAAAGAAGATGATGCCGCGAAGAAGTCGGCCATCCAAAAACTTTTGGATGAGCGAATGGGAGGTCAACCCGTGGCGGCACCGGCGGAGACCCCGGTCACTCCCTCGTTTCAATCCGCTCCTGTCGGTGACCTGAATGTTCTGCCGGACATTGGAAGCATGGTGTAATTATGCCAACTGAACGTTTCAATCTTCTTAAATCAAAATACGAATCGGACTTCCGCAAGAAGCCGACGCACGAGCTGCTGAACCAGTTAGACTCGGAAGACTTGCTTCATTATTTGCAATCTCGCAAGATGCTGCGCGAGGAAGCTTCGGCGGGCGCGCTCGCGCCGCTCATGCATGAGACCGCGGTGCGCAAGGCCCGAATGGACTTGGATAACCTGAAGCAAGGCGGCTCGCCCGAGGCAATCGCCAAACTGCACTCTGAGACCGCCGGGCATGCGGGCATGGAGCTGCCTATGCGAACGGACGGCGTGTTGGATGTGCCCAGCGCGCTCAAGAATATTCAGACGGCGATTCAGGCCAAGGAACAGCGGGACCTGGACCGCCAGCTTGTGCTAAATGCGCACGAGCAAACCACGACCACTGTCGAGCCCTCCGGCCGCGAAACGGTGACCGGGCAGATGGTTACCAAGCAGGGAACCCCGGTGAGCGGTGAACGCACCGTCTCGACTAAAGATGTCAATGTGCCAAAGGCGATTGACGAACTCGTCTCGCAAAAGGATAAGAAGAACCACGAGCGCGGGTTGGATGTTTCCATCGGTGCTTTGCGGACCGCCAGGAACGTTTTGTCGAATCCCGCCCCGTCGAACGCCGAGGACGGCGTTTTGATTGACGCGTTCCTGAAAGTGGCCAATCCGTCGGCGGTTATTCGTCCGTCGATGATTGACTTCGTCAACAAGCAGACTCCCCTCGCGGACCAAGTGCGAAAAAAGTGGGAGCAATACACCTCGAACCCGGGCCACGACCAGTTGCCGAGCAATGCGATTCTGACCGAGTCAGACCGCCGGCAGATGGCCAAGGCTTTTCAGGCGTTCAATCAGGCGATTTCGGATGACTCCCGAGACCACTATCAATTCATCAAGCGTCGCGCGGTGAAGCAGAACCTGGAAAAGGACCTGGACGAGGTTTTCTCAGACGAGGAAATGAACATCCTGGGTGGAAAAAACTTTGTGGATATCCCCAACCGCGCCAAACCCGGAACCGCCGAGACGACTGCTCCAGGC